GGAAAGTATGAAAAAGCATGTAATCCGTCATTTAAGGGATTATATGCATGCTAGGGACAGTGATACAGAGTTGTATTACATGATACTTCGGGATTATTATTGTGCAATACCTGAGGACAAGACGCGTAGTAAGTCAGAGCAACAGTTTTTGTCAGACTTGTATTTGTTGTTGAAGGTGGCGCCAGATAAGAGTAGCATTAGTCGGATACGTAGAAAGATACAGAATGATGATAAGATGTATCAGAGTACAGAGGATGTAAAGATAATGCGTAAGGCGTTAGAAAAGCAGTTTAGTGACTGGGCGCAGTCATGAAGTGGCGTTTTCAATGTTATCAATGTGGCGAGAGATGGGAAGAAGAACACAGGTTATTAGATGCGGAGCATTTTATTTACAGCAAGAAGAAAGAGGGCAGGCCTATGAAGGATTGTTATAAGTGCAAGATGGATATGGTTTACACGCCTATAATGGGAGATTTAGTGGGGCATCGTGGTTAGAAGGAATTACATGCGAGAGCGTGACCAGATAGTTCATAAGTACAAAGGCGACACGCAATGGACATTATGTGGTAGGTATGCAGATACTTTAGAGGGTTTGATGAATGTTTTAGCTAGTGATAAGGATTATGAGATAACTTGCAAGCGATGTAAGTTGATAATGGAGGCGCCTTATGAATAGATACGCAGTTCAAGAGAAGCGTAACAAGGTTTCTAGGCTTTTGAGGACCAGTAACAGGAACAGAAACGCTATGCGTTGGAGTAAAAACGAAACAGAGTCTCATATTGACATGAAATTTGCGATTTGCAAACAGTTAAAGGAGTGGGGGCACGAGTTTTACACGGAAGCTGTGTTTGAACCAAGTGGTTTGAGGGCGGATGTGATAGATGCTGATGCTGGTATTGTGTATGAGGTCGTAAATACGGAAGGCAGTGACTCTATTATGAAGAAACAGCACATGTATCCGTTAGAAATACGTGTTGTTAATGCTAATCAGAAGTTTACGAAGGAGTTATTGCTATGAATTACAACTTTGACGAGGATTTGAAGGATGGAAAGAAGGGTGAACAGGTTATTAGGTTTTTTGTCGAATCGACATTAGGACAAAAGTACATTAAGGATAACGATACAAGCGCATATGACCTTCTTTTTGAGGATGAAGACATTAATTTGATTACTTACGAGGTTAAGACTGACCTTTGGGAGAAGGATTGGGACAAAGGCGGGTCAGGAAACATGGCAATAGAGTACAAATGCCGTGGAAAGCGCAGTGGGATTGCAGTTACGAAGGCAAAATACTTTGTTTACTATCTAGTAAACGTGTCTGACAAGCAGATATGGTTGA